AGGTCTGTCGGTATTGCTACCACCGCTGCACAAACTGGTTCTAACCCTGCAGTTCTTAACGATGCATCCGCTGGCACCTACAACGTAGGACAGGCAATGCCCACCTCAAATTCTGAGGCACTCGGAGACGCTGCTGGTAATATGTTCAACGAGATGAACTTCTCGATTGAGAAAGTTACCGTTGCTGCAAAATCAAGAGCACTCAAGGCTGAGTATTCGCTAGAACTCGCACAAGACCTCAAGGCAATTCATGGTCTTGATGCAGAGGCAGAACTTGCTAACATCCTCTCAACTGAAATCCTTGCGGAAATCAACAGAGAAGTTGTTCGTACAATCTATCAGATTGCTGAACCTGGCGCTCAAGCAAACGTTGCTACTGCTGGTATTTTTGACCTTGACGTTGATTCCAACGGTAGATGGTCAGTTGAGAAGTTCAAAGGACTTCTTTTCCAACTCGAAAGAGATGCCAACGCTATTGCTCAAAGAACTCGTAGAGGGAAAGGCAACACGATCATCTGTTCTGCTGACGTTGCTTCGGCACTCACCATGGCTGGTGTTCTTGATTACACCCCCGCTCTTAACATCGGGCTCAATGTCGATGATACTGGCAATACCTTTGCTGGTGTTATTAACGGCAAGTATAAGGTCTATATCGACCCATATTCGGCAAACATTTCTGCACAGCAGTATTATGTTATCGGTTTCAAAGGATCTAATCCTTATGATGCTGGTCTATTCTATTGCCCTTATGTTCCTCTTCAAATGGTTCGCGCCGTTGGTCAGGATACATTCCAACCTAAGATTGGCTTTAAAACCCGCTACGGCATGGTTGCAAACCCATTCGCAGAGGGTTCAAGAGCCGACGGTCAAGGTCTTGGTCGCCTTAAGACTAACTCCAACCGTTATTACAGAAGAGTACAAGTCAAAAATCTTATGTGAGTTTTACTCACACATTTACTGGGGGTCTCGTAAGAGATCCCTTTTTTTTATCTAAATATAATTAAACTCTAATTATGTCAGCATCACAAGTTAGCAATAGAAATTTTTTATCACCAATTGGATTTAAATTTTTATTGGCAAGATTCCCCAAAGTTGATTTTTTTTGTAATAAAGCAGGAATTCCTGGAATCAATCTTGGAGTTGCAATACAACCGACGTACTTAAAAGATATTCCTATTCCAGGAGATAAATTAGAATATTCTGATTTGACCTTAGACTTTTTAGTTGATGAAGATCTTGTTAATTATGCAGAAATTTATAATTGGTTGATTGGTCTTGGCTATCCAGAAAATGTTTCTCAATTTAACGAATTCAGATCAAAAAATGAAGTAAACCCTTCCACTGATGGAAGAAATTTATCAAATATTTACTCTGATGGTACACTTCAAATCTTAAATAGTAATTATCAACCACAGGTAAATATTCGTTTTAAAGATATGTTTCCGACGGCATTAACAGCATTGGACTTTGATGCAACTAAAAAAGATTACGATTATTTTACTGCGAGAGTTACTTTCAAATACACTATATACAATATACTTGATACTCAAAATAGAATTTATGAACCTTGAAGAAATTCAAACATTATGGGAAGAAGATTCACAAATAGATTCAGATAATTTACATTTAGAATCTTTAAAAATTCCACAACTACATGCTAAGTATTATAATATTTACAACAACATCACTCTTTTAAAAAAAAGAACGATTCAAGATTTAAATAAATTAAAAAAAGATAGACACGAATATTATAGCGGAAAAGGATCCCAAGAAGTTTATGAGAAGGAACCATTTCCATTTAAGGTTAGAGATAAAGAGTCAATGACTAGGTATATGGATTCTGATGAGGAACTTTCTAGAATTCATTTAAAGACAGCTTATCAAGATTCCATGCTTCGTTACTTAGAAGATATTATTAAATCTATTCATAATAGAACTTATCAAATCAAAAATGCTATTGAATTTATGAAATTTACTGCAGGTTATGAGTAATATTAAAATTGTAAAGAAGAATGAAGTTTTTTTAACTATAGAAGCAGAACCGTATATTTGTCAAGAGCTTAGTGACAGATTTACCTTTGAAGTTCCTGGCGCTAAATTCATGCCTCAGTATAGAAGTAAATATTGGGATGGAAAAATTAGATTATTTAATCTCCCAAAAAAAGAATTGTATGTTGGTCTTTTAGATAAACTTATAAGTTTTTCTGAACAATATAACTACACATATGAGTTTTTAGATAATAAGTTTTATGGGACACCATTTGAGATTAATAAAAATATTTCATATGAAGGAGTTATTGATTATGTTAGGTCAATTTCTATACATGAACCTAGAGATTATCAATTAGATGGTATTCATGGTGCATTATATCACAATAGAAAACTTTTAATATCTCCAACTGCATCAGGTAAGTCTTTAATGATTTACGCAATTACAAGATATTATACTGAAAAAAACTTATCCACATTAATTATTGTTCCCACTACATCTTTAGTGGAGCAGATGTATAAAGATTTTGCAGACTATGGTTGGAATGCAGAAGATTATTGTCATAGAATTTATTCAGGTAAGGAAAGATATAATATAAAAGAACCAGTAATAATTACAACATGGCAATCCATTTATAAAGAACCAATCAAATGGTTTGATAATTTTGATGTTGTGATTGGAGATGAGGCTCATCAATTTAAATCTAAGTCACTTGTAGACATAATGACTAAATTATTAGACTGTAAGTATAGATTCGGGTTCACGGGTACTTTAGACGGCTCACAGACGCACAGGTGGGTCTTAGAGGGGCTGTTTGGTCCCTCATATAAAGTAACTCAAACACATAAATTAATCAATGAAGGTCATCTCTCTAAACTAGACATTAAAGTTTTATTACTAAAGCATATTGGAAAGAAATTTGAAACATATGAAGATGAAATTCAATATATTATTTCTAATGATAAGAGAAATTTATTCATTAGAAATATTACTCTTGATCTCAAAGGAAATAGTTTAGTTCTTTACAGTAGAGTAGAAACTCATGGAAGGTTGCTTTATGATCTTATAAATACTTCAAAGAATGAAGAAAGAAAAGTTTTCTTTATTCATGGTGGAGTGGACGTAGAGCAAAGAGAAAAAGTAAGAGAAATTACCGAAAAAGAAAACAATGCAATTATCATTGCTTCTTATGGTACTTTTTCTACTGGTATTAACATTCGTAATTTACATAATGTTATATTTGCTTCTCCTAGTAAATCAAGAATCAGAAATCTACAGAGTATAGGCAGAGTCCTTCGAAAAGGAGATAATAAAGTAAAAGCAGTTCTGTATGATATCGCTGATGACATTTCATTAAAATCTTCAAAAAATTATACTCTTAATCACTTGATAGAAAGAATAAAAATTTATAATGAAGAGAATTTTAATTACAGTATTATTAATGTAAACCTAACGAAGTAATATGGAAGAAGAATTTTATTCAGTATTAAAACTTACATCTGGTGAAGAATTAATTTCTAAAGTATCTCCATGTGATGAAGGAGATAGAATGATTCTCATGTTAAATCAACCTATTGTAATAAAAGATATTTTTACAAGTAAACTAGGTGTTCGTGCTTATAGTGTTGAACCCTGGATTAAACTTGTTGATGATGATATATTTTTTATTGATATGAATGCAGTCATAACAATGACTGAGGTATCAGACTTTGAAATTATTAAAATGTATAAGAGGTATGTAAAGGATACTTATAAAGGTGATGGTAGCTCAAGGATTGAGCCCTCAAAGACTATGGGTTTCATATCTACTGTAGAAGAATTCAAGAGTACCTTAGAGAATCTATATAAGTCTTAAAGTACCCTTGAAACCCCACAGTGTTATTATACACCGTTTTAGAGGTCTTGTCAACCCCCCCTTCAATGTGCTATAATTAGTAGTATGATTTGAAAAAGAACAATGCTTACAGTAATGATGAAGAGAAAGAAAAAATCAGAACATTATGTGAATAACAAGGATTTTCTTGATGCAATTATTCAACATAAAATGGCATTGACAAGTGCTAAAGAATTAGACCAGCCAAAACCCATTATTAGTAGATATATTGGTGAGTGTTTTCTTAAGATTGCCACACACCTATCATACAAACCAAACTTTGTCAATTACATGTTTAGGGAGGATATGGTTTCAGATGGAATAGAAAACTGTGTTCAATATATTAACAATTTCAATCCAGAAAAATCTACAAACCCTTTTGCATATTTTACTCAGATAGTTTACTTTGCATTTTTACGTCGTATTGCAAAAGAAAAGAAACAGCTTGAAATTAAAAATAAAATACTAGATCAGTCTGGATTCGATGAGGTTTTTGTTTCAGATGATAATGTTTTAAGCGGATCTACTTCAGAAATGAATACTATTAAAAACAACATTCAAATTAAAATGAATCATTGATATGAAAATTGCTATCATCACTGATCAGCATTTTGGAGTTAGAAAATCAGATAAAGCATTTCATAATTATTTTAAGAAATTTTATGACAATGTATTTTTTCCAACTTTAGAACAAGAAGGAATAACTCATGTCATTGACATGGGGGATACTTTTGATAATCGCAAATCCATTGATCTGTGGGCTCTTAAATGGGCAAAACAAAACTACTATAACATATTGAGTAATCTTGGAATAGAAGTTCATACCATAGTTGGAAATCATACTGCGTATTATAAAAATACCAATTCTATGAATACTGTTGATTTGCTTATGAGAGAGTATGATAATATTCAAGTATATCCGGAAATAAGTGAAGTTGAAATTGGTGGATTAAATATCTTGTTTGTTCCTTGGATTAATTCTGAAAATATTCAAGACATC